ATGGAGACCGTACCGGTAGTTCGCCTGTCTCATATGACCGAGGCGCAAAAGCGTGCCTATGTCATCGCCGATAACAAGCTTGCTGAAAATGCGGGCTGGGATAGTGATCTTTTAAAGCTTGAGATCGCCGACTTATCGATTATGGAGCTCGATTTCGATATTGGCGTCATCGGTTTTGAGACAGCTGAAATCGATATTATGCTGGATGGGGATGATCCTGTTCCGGAACTACCGATCCCCGCGCCTGTCGCAGGGCCAGCTGTTTCCCGCTCCGGCGATCTCTGGCTTCTTGGTAATCATCGCCTTTATTGCGATGATGCGTTGAACTCTTGCTCTTATGATACGCTTCTTGCTGGCGAACGCGCGCAGGCCGTCTTCACGGATCCTCCATATAATGTACCGATTAATGGCCATGTCTGCGGTAAAGGCGCCATCAAACATGATGAGTTCAAAATGGCGTCCGGCGAAATGTCAGGCCAGGAGTTTCAACAATTCCTCGAAACATTTTGCTGCCATCTAAAGAAGTTCTCGACTGAAGGTTCTGTCCAATTTATTTGCATGGACTGGCGGCACATACAGGCCTTACTCAATGTTGGTGAGGGCGCCTTTGATGCTCTCCTCAATATCTGTGTCTGGAACAAGACCAATGGCGGCATGGGATCGTTCTACCGCTCCAAACATGAACTTATTGCAGTGTTCCGCAATGGTTCGGC